GCCAAGCTGATGTGGTGCGACCACGCCAAGAAGGCCCACAAGCGCGAATGGACGCTTCGGACACAAAAACTGATGGGAGCGAAGATATGAGCTACACCACCGACATCCTGCTGGAAGTGATCCGCCTGGCCCAGGAGACAAAACCATTCGCCACCATCCGCCGCGGCGCTCTGCCGCCGGACAATGGCATCTGCATGGAGATCGCCACCGGCGCACCGGAGACCACCTTCATGGACCGCCGCAGCGTGCTGGGGTTATCCCTGGTGCTTAACGGCAAGCATCGCGACCTGGCTGCCGTATCCGACGCGCTGAATACCATCCACCATGCGCTCACCCGCATGAAAGAATACCCTATCACGGAAGCGTGGCAGATTCTGAACATCTCCACGACCTCCGTTCCCCACCAGATCAGCCGGGAAGCAGATGGACAATGGCTGTTCGGCTCCTCGCTTGATGTGAAATTTTTTGAAAGGAGATAATCTATGACGGATATTCAGCTCAATCCTACCTGGAAAACCACCGTGCAGATCGGTACTGCAAAAGTAAGCGACAACTGGACCTATGCGCCGCTGTGTGCCGGCATCGAGAACCTGGACGAGGCGCTGAACGAACAGACCCAGCAGTTCTTCTTCCTCTGCGGCCAGGGCTATGCCCACAACGAAGTCACCGGCATGGCGCCCACCTTCACCTTCACGGGTAAGCGTGTGTATGGCGACGCCGCCCAGGACTACATCGACAGTATCAAGTATGAGACTGCCGACAAGCGCAAGACCAGCGTGCAGCTGGTGGTGGAACACGCCGGCAAAACGGTGATGACCGTTACCTGCGACGCCACCATTACCAACATCGTCACCCTGGGCGGCGGCAACGCCATCAACGTTCAGCCCTTCAACTGCACGTTGTCCCTCAACGGCAAGCCCACCGTGACGCCCGCCGCCTGATAACCAATACACAAGGAGGATCAGCCCGTGCATGTCATTAAAAGCAAGAACCGCCTCAGCGATTCGTTGATCATCAAAACCGGCGATAAGTCCATTACGCTGCATGTGGACCTGGATTTGGCCGCCACGGCCCAGAGCATGCGAAAGGCACAGCAGCACCTGGCGGAAACCCAGAAAGCCGCCATTGAAAACCGGTCGCAGGAAACCGCCGAGGCTTATGGTCAGGCGCTGCGCGGGCTGATCTGCGTTGTGTTTGGCCAGGAACAGACCGACAGCCTGCTGGACTTCTATGAAGGGCAGCCCGAAAGCCTGCTGAACGACATCATGCCCTACATCTTCCGGCGCATCGTCCCGGCCATCACCAAGGCCAGCCATAAGCGGGCCCGCCAGCTGGCAAAGGGGCGCCGTCCGTGAAGCTGTATGAAAACCTTCCCCCCCGCATCCGGGTCGGCCGCCGTGCCTATCGCCTTCGGCTGACCTATGACCGGGTATTGGCCGCCATGGACGCCTCAAAAGACCCCGCGCTGACCGACCTGGACAGGCAGCGGGTGATGCTCCGTTTGCTGGTTCGCTCCCGGCTGCCCTACACAGCGGATCAGCAGACACAGCTGCTCAAGCAGATTCTGTCCTTGCTGGAGAATGCCGGCGGCTCATCCCGCGGCGGTAAGGCGCTCACGAGCCTCACCCAGGATGCGCAGCTGATCCACGCCGCATTCAAGCAGGCATACGGTATTGACCTGCGCACCCAGAAGATTCCCTGGCAAACCTTTTGTGATTACTTTATCGGGCTTCCGTCTGACACCAAGCTGGCGGAAGTTATTTCTTTGCGCGCACGGCCTATCCCGCCTCCTACACGCTACAACGTCCAGGAACGTGCCGCTCTGATCGAAGCCAAGCAGGCCGTTGCCCTGCACCTGGATGATGATCAGCAGATGACGAGCTATTTCCGTGGCACCCAGGCCATGCTGCGCATCATGCTTGACCTTGCAAAGCGAGGTGATATACATGAGTGACGGCAAGGTCGTATTCGATATCCGTGGTGATTCCAGCCACCTCCCTGTGGACCTGGACAGAGCGTCCAATGTTATCGCCAAGAAGACCGCGGGCTGGACCGCTCTGGCCAATGCCGCCGTTGGCAGCATCACCAACGTGATGACCAAGGCCGCATCCGGCGCTGCGGAACTGATCAAGAATGGCGTGCAGTATAACGCCCTGATCCAGGATTACACCACCAGCTTCACCACCATGCTGAGTTCCGCTGACGCCGCCCAGAAGAAAGTGGAGGAGCTTAAATCCTTCGCAACCAAAACACCCTTCGCATTTACTGACCTGGCCGACGCCACCAAGACCATGCTGGCCTTTGGCGTTTCCAACGAGGAAGCCAGCGTCGCCCTGAAGCATCTGGGCGACATTTCCCAGGGCAACGCCCAGAAGCTCTCCAGCCTGTCGCTGGTGTATGGCCAGGTGCGCAGCGCCGGCAAGCTCATGGGCCAGGACCTGCTGCAGATGATCAACGCGGGCTTCAACCCCTTGCAAACCATCGCGCAGAAGACCGGCGCGTCCATGGCTGACCTGAAGGCCATCATGTCCGGCGAAAAAACCTCCAGCGACTTCACCGATCTCCTGGCCGCAGCCCGTAAGGAAGTGGATGAGCTGGGCGCCTCCGCCAGCGAAAGCGCTATGCTGCTCTGCCAGATCGCGGACGATGGCGCCATCAGCGCTGACACGGTGGCCGCGGCCATGCGCATTGCCACCAGCGAAGGTGGGCTGTTTTTCAATGCGATGGAAAACCAGTCCAAGACCTTCAACGGTCAGCTGTCCACCCTGAAGGATAACCTTTCCGCCCTGGGCGGCTCCATGACCAAGGCCCTTTTTGACTCTCTGGCGGTGGACGTTATGCCCACGGTGAACGGATGGGTGGAACGCTTACAGGCTGCCTTCGACGAAAGCGGCCTGAGCGGCATGGGCGCGGAGATCGGCGCCATCATCGGCGAGATCGCCATGAGCATCGACTGGCCCACGCCCGAGGAAGCGCTCGCCGCCGCCACCGAATGGTGGAACACCGCTGGCGGTATTGTTGCCGGCGTGTGCACCTGGACGCTGCAACTGTTCGGCATGCCGCCCGCCACGGCTGAAACCGTGGGCGCTACCGTGGAAGAATGGTGGAAAAAAGCCGGAGACATTGTGTCCGGTACATGTAGCTGGCTGCTGAAGTTCACCGGTTTCTCACCATGGACTGAAACAGATGACAAACTGTTAAACGAATGGTGGGCGGGAGTATATGAAACGATCAAAGCTGGTATCAACTGGCTCTTGGATCCTCCCGAGTTCCCTGATGCAGCAATACTTGCCAATGATCTGACAGGCTGGTGGACGAATCAAGTTCTCCCCAAACTCAAACTGGTTTTCGGCATTACGCCCAAGATCACAGCTGGCGCCTCCAACTACCAGGAAGATCTATCCAATGCTGCAGGGGAAGTGGGGACTTCCGTCACCGAATCCACCGGAAGCGAGCTTGCCGGTGCGCTGGCAGCTCAACAGGTATATTCCTTTGGACAGAACTCTGATAGCTTCATTGACTTCAGAGGTATCTGGAACAGTCTATTCAGTAACGGCCCCCAGGCTTCCGACGGCAGCGTTGACAACGGCCCCAAGGCCTCCGGCGGCATCTTCACCGGCACCAAACGTCTCCTTTCCCGTGACGGCAGCTTTTCCACCGTTAGCGAAGCAGGCCCCGAGGCCATTCTGCCGCTGGACCTTCTGTGGCAGCGCATGGGCATGATGCTGGATACTTCCATCCAACACAGCATTGCCATGATGCCCCTGGCAGTCTCCCCCGGCATCCCCGCCTCTGTGGCGGCTGAATCCGACCGGAATATGGATGACCTGCCCCAGCGTGTGGCTTCTGCCATTCGTGAAGCCATGCGTGATGTGCGCGTGGATATGGACGGACAGGCCGTAGCCCAGATCATCACGCCTCATGTAAGTGAGGAAATCGCCGCAGACGCCGCACAAAGGAGGTGGACGAGCTGAATTCCGATGTTTACCTGGACAACGAACCCTTGAATGCTATCTCTCCCCACATCCGCGTCATTACCATTGAGGAGCAGCCTGCCACCCGTACCATTCAAACGGTCGCGGGCGGCAGGATCGGTTCCCACGTCCTCCGCGATCAGGTTACCAGCATCAGCGTCCGCATCCAGTTTGTTATTCTCGAAAGCAACTACGAACGGCGCAAAGCTATCTGCGGCATGATCTCGAAATGGGCCCGAAACGGCAGGCGCCTCCAGATCGCAGACCGCAGCAGTCAAGAACTCCGTGTGTGCTGTACAGCGCTCCCTAAGATATCGGACACCCGGGATTGGGGCAAAGTCCTTTCCATGACCTTCACCGCCTACGAAACCCCATGGTGGGAAAACACCGTACCCTGGATTGTTCGTAGCGCGACTGCCGGCACGGAACACCATGCATATCTACGTTTTGGCGCCGATCACCCGGAGAGCCAGCTGGATGTGGTTGTTACTGCCGTGGCAGCCGTCGATAGCTTAACGGTATCTGTTTGCGATGACCGCATGGCATTCTCCGGGCTGGGCATGGCCGCGGGCGATCAGCTGCACATCGTGCACGAGGACGGCCTGCTGGTAGCCTATGTTCTTTCCGGCGCCAAGCGCCGCCCCTGTTTGAGTTGCCGTTCCGCTGAAAGCAGTGATGATCTGATGGTCTGTGAAGGCAAAAACAATCCTATCTTGCTGACAGCTGATGCAGCCGTGACGGCTGCATTCTCCACAAGGGGGCGATACGATTGAGTACAACGCATCTTCCCGTTTTGCTGGACAGCAACTTCCAGGAGCTCCGGCGCCTGCACCCGCTGCGCGTGGGCATCACACAGAACCTCAAGCCCCTTTCCGCCGCGGATATGGAGCTCTCTTTTGATGATGATCTGCAGCTCCGGCAGTTTGTTAAGCTGTACACCTCCCACGGCACTGCCGGAGTGTTCCGCGTGACAGCGATTCAATCCAGCCATGGGAAAACCAAGCGTGTGTCCCTCTCCCACGGCCTGTGTACCCTCTCCGATGGCATGATTGCCGGCGAGGGCGAAGCCTCCGGCAGCGCCAGACAGCTGCTGGAGGCTATTCTTCGGCCACAGAGCACCTGGACGCTGGGTACAGTGGATCCGCCAGACGATATCCTTCTCACCTGGAAATGGGACAACAGCAATCTGCTGGAGTCCCTCACCGACCTGATGGAGCAGCTGCCCGATTACTACCTGACATTTGATCAGAGCACGCTGCCATGGAAGCTGCATGTGCTGCGGCTTTCCGATATCGACGCCTGCGAATGCCGGCTTAACCGGGCCATGACCGGTATTTCCATCAAGGAAGACGACAGCGAACTTTGCACCGTGCTCCATGTTCCTGGCGTGGCTGAACCCCTGCAGTCAGACACCATGGACACCTGGGGCAGTATTGAACGCACGTTGAGCGCTGACCCTGACCTTACCCCTGATCTTCTTCTCACGGCTGCCCGTGTTCACCTGGAAGAACACAAGAACCCCAGGCTGACCATTACCATCGATGCCGTGGAGCTGGCCAAACGCACGCAGGACCCCTTCGACCATTTCACCTGCGGTACGATCTGCCGAACTACATTCGATGGTTACCCCGGGCCGATCCGGCAGCGCATCGTCCGTTTGCATTTCCCCGACGTCATTGGCACGCCGGATGTGTGCAAACTCACCCTTTCCTCCGAGGCCAGCACTGCTTCCACGGCCATCGCCGGCCTTGTGGTTGATACCACCTACCTGCGCAACAAGGTATCCGGCAACAGCAAGAAAATCACCCTGCAAGCGGACGAGATCGAACTGCTGGGCAAGGAGATCCTGTTGAAAGCCAGCCAGAGCCAGGTGGACAGCCTGGGCTGGAGGCTGAATGAAGTTGGCATCGATCTCGACGCCGCCAAAGCTGAACTCCTTCTGAAGGCCTCTTCCGCGGAGCTGAACGAAACCCAGACCCGGATGAGCAACGCGGAGATCCGGCTGAACGGCATGGACGCCGCCATCGCGCTGAAAGCCAATCAGGCCATTGTAGATGAACACAGCCAGCGCCTTTCCGCCGCTGAGGTCGCTATCGATGGCGCGAATGCGGCCATCAAGCTGAAGGCAGACCTTTCCACGGTAACAGAACAGGGCAAGCGGCTTTCCGCTGCTGAAATCCTGGTGGATGGCGTGGCGGCTGACCTGATGCTGAAGGCCAGCAAGGAAGAACTGGACAACATGGGCGAACGTGTCAGCGCTGCGGAAGCATCCATCAAAGTCAACGCCAACGGCATTGAATCGAAAGTCAGCAAGAACGGTATCATTTCTGCCATCAACCAGACAGCAGAAAGTGTGCGGATCTCTGCAAGCAAGATCGAGCTTGACGGTCAAACCATTGTGGAAGTGTTGACAGGCGGTTATCTGGATGTTTACAGCATCAACATGACCGAATGCACCGCTGGTTTGCTGCATTCAACCTCTTTGACGGCTGAAGCCATCAATGCAGGGGAAGCGTATTTTGATTCTCTGTACATCGGTTCTGCAGCTGTAGCAACCCAAAACTGGGTATCTGGCAGAGGGTACGCCACGCAATCCTGGGTGAACAGCAAGGGTTATGCCACAATGGCCGATTTGAACACCCAGACCAACAGTTTAAGTAACTGGGTGCTTGAAAACTACCCAACAAAAGCCTGGATCAATGCTCAAGACTTTTTGCCAAGGGGAGCATTGACCACCAAGGAAATCACCGTGGTTTCCAGCGTGAACACCACCAAGGGCACCTATGCTGCTGGCTTTACCGTTGTAACCAACGTGACCTATAACACAAGCAAATACACCATCGTAACGTTTGCATAAGGAGTGATGAACATGAATCCTACTATTTTCAATGTTTTGCAGGCTTTGAATCAGATTGAAGTACACGGGGAAAAGAACATGGATTTGCTCCTGTACGCCATCCAGCAGCTGAAGCCTTTGCAGATCCAGGTTCATGAACCCCAGGTGACAGAGGAAACCAGCCAGGAGGTGGAATAAATGGCCGTTACCATGGAAATGCGGTATACCGTTGACCTTCACGCCCCGCTGGTGATGCAGGATGCAAAGACCCTCATGGTGGAGGGTGACAACCTGGCCAATACCCTGGTGCTGAATGTGCTGGACGATGGACAGCCTGCGGTGCTGGCGGGATGTACCGCCACGGCCTATATGATCCGGGCTGACGGACATAGGCCTTTTGTCGAGTGTGAAATCATCGGCAACATCGTTAAGGCTGTCCTGAGTGAAAGCTTCTATGCATCTCCAGGACGCTATGATCTGTTTGTTCGTCTGACCGGAGATGATGCTGAAACCAAGCATACTCTCCTGTGGCTGAAAGGTTGGGTGCATGGTGAAGGCGCTGAAGGTACCATTGATCCTGAAGAAACCCTGCCCACACTGGATGAACTGCTGGCCCAGGTGGCCAAGATTGAAGACGCGGTAGCCAAGGCTGAAGCCGTGGCCAATATGACCGCCAAGGCAGAATCCCTTCCCGCAGGCAGCGCACCCACGGCAAGCTATAAAAATGGCATTCTGACCCTGGGCATCCCGGTTGGCGAAGGTGGCGGCGGTACGGGCGTGGGGATCGTATCTATCACTATTAGGGAGGGGTAAAAGGTGGCAGACAAGACATATTGGATTGATATTGTCAAGGACGATGGCACCACGGAAAGCCTGCAATTCATTATCCCTGAAGGCCCCCAAGGCCCGGCAGGCCCCCAGGGTGAAAAGGGTGACAAGGGCGATACAGGCGCAACAGGCCCCCAAGGCCCCAAGGGAGACACGGGTGCAACAGGCCCCCAAGGCCCTGCGGGTGAAGATGGCGCCGACGGCAAGGACGGCACAAGCGCTTCCATCACGGGCGTTACCGCAAGCGTTGATGCCAACGTGGGTACACCCAGCGTGACCGTGACCCCGGGCGGCACAGCCCTGGCCAGAACCTTTAATTTCGCTTTCAAGAATTTGAAGGGG